ATAGTTCTCATGTATTCTTCCGGAACCTCATCGTTTTTAACGTTCATGGGCTGAACTCCGCCATTCCCCGCCAGCTTTATCGTGTGGAGTGCTGTTTTAAGTTCCGCCTTGCCTCCGCCCTGTTCGAGGGTTTCCAGCATATCCTTCAGGCAGTCTTTCATCTTTGCTACTCTGTTCTCAATAGCTTCACGGCGGGCCTTAAGCCGTGCCTCTTCAGCCTTTATCATCTGAATATTGCCATTAAAATGATCCATAACAGCCACATATCCATCCGACTTGTCGCTGATTCCAGCCAGGATCCCGTCCAGCGTGTCGTTAAAAACCTCCTCATCCTCCTCTGTAAATCCAAAATCAAGGAGTGCCTGAAGGTCGTTCGTAAGCTCGTACAATGACGGAGCCTTAAGTTCCTTTTTTTCTTTCGCTTCTATCATTTTCTTTTCTTCCTTTCTGTGGTAAAATCTAAACGTGGTCTGATAAAGACCGCATTTCTTTCACACTGGCTCCCATCAGTCCGCACTGTTGGGAGCCGCTTGCTCTTCCTCTGGCTCTATGAACTCAATACGGAGCTCTTTAATAGGGCACGCTTTATTGTCCTTATCGAATACCGTCCCCCGGATCTCTGATGCGTAATTCGCCGCATCAAAAAGCGTATTGAAGTCCTTCCAGCAGTCAAAATATGAAATTTCAAATGCCACTCTGAATATCATTTATTACCTCCTTAACCTTTTGCATCATTGATAAATAATGCGAATACACGCCCCTGGGTTTCCGTCATCCATTCCTTACATTCGGCATACTCCGGAAAATACACATCCACGGTCTCGCCTGTTTCAATGCTCCCCAAGGACCCTTTATCAGGACGGACACGGCTCCGTCCAACGCCTGTTTTTTTCCCATATCCGCAATCTTTGACCTGATACTGTCCGATAAATTTGCCGAGGCTATATGTTCCATCTTCTTCCGGAATTGCCTCGTATAACTCGATATAGGTTCCGTAACTTGATTCCATGTAAGCCACGTGTCCCCGCTGCATCTTGTCCCCATGTGAGCCATGAGTGCCGGAACAGTATGCAGTAGTGTCAAGCAAAATCGGGCATTTTTCGGGGATTTCGCTTGTATAGAGCTTATCTCCCGGAACTTTTGGCCTGTCCTGGTCTGCCAGAATGTAGCTCATGGCTTGATCGTGTGCCGCATTAGCAAAACAGGGTGTTGTCATGGCTACGGATAATAAAAGTGTGATCGCCAGTCTTTTCATGCTATTTTTTCCCTCCTTTCCTTAATATTCCGATAACTTCCATCAGCTCATCATCAGTAAATTCCAAAACCCGAACTATCGCCCATATCTCGTATAATCTCCAACTCCCTGGATCCGATAAGCGGTTCTGCATGATTGTCTGATACGGGATCCCCGTTTCCCGTGCGAGCTGTCTCATGGAATACTCGGAACGGGCAGCGGCTCCTTTGATAATTCGGGTGAGCAGCGGGGCTTTCATGACGCCGTCTCAAGGAAAGCAATATCCGTAAAAGCATCATCCCTTTTTAGATAAACTAATTCGTTCACGTTGCCCCTCCTTCCCTCAGTTCTTGTTTGCTTGTTTTGTGAAAAAATACTTGTAAACATCGGGTTTTTCGATACATAAAGCATCCATCCATTTATCAATTCTGGGTTGATCCAACTTTTTCTTTCCGTTCATGTATAAGGAAAGAAAAGACCGGGAACAATTCACAACTTCAGCAAAATTACCGAGTGAACCATATTTTTCAATTATTCGCCCTCTTAATTTTGAAGTGTCGTACATGATGCCCCCTTTTCAACTAAACCGATATTTTCAAGCAAAAAATTAATATCGGCATAACCAACGCCGTACAATTTTTCAATGGCATTGATCTGCTTGACGTTGGGGAAACTCTTAGCGTTCTCCCAACTACTTAATGTTTCAGGCGTTACTCCGATACTTTTAGCCGCTGATTTCTGATCCAATCCGGCGTTGATCCGTAACGCTTTTAATGTAAGTGCCATTTTTATCCCTCCTTCCTCTAAATATGGGTTAAACCGAAAAACTAAATACATCATAATGGGTTTAGTTGAAATTGTCAATAATATTTTCCGTTTTTATTGAATTTTTTTTCGTTTTATCCGATAATACTGTTGGGAGGTGAGCGGTATGACAGAAAATAAAGAAGTAATGGCAAGAAATATTAGATACTATATGGAACTGAATCGGGTTAATTCTACGGAAATATGTAAAACTTTAGGATTTAAACAGAGTACCTTTTCGAATTGGATTAACGCAAAGATTTACCCTCGGATTGACAAAATTGAAAAAATGGCTAACTATTTCGGCATTTCCAAAGCTGATTTAGTGGAAGAACAGCCCCGTTCTTTTGACTCCCCTGAAGAGTTTGAAAAAGCATGGGAAGAGGCTGGCGGAGCCCCACACCCTACTTATACAGTTTCATGGCCTCCACAAAGGCCAATACTTTCCGATCATGAGAACAAGGTCATTATGGCATACCGAAAAGCACCGGAGAGCATCCAAGAAGCCGTCGATAAACTTCTCGACATAAACAGGGAAAGAAAAGAATCCGCTTCGTGCGGATAAAATAGGAGGTGTTACTATGCCAACAGCCAAAAAACTCCCCTCCGGATCATACCGTGTTCAAGTATTCTCCCATAAGGACGGACAGGGAAAGCGACACTATGAATCTTTCACGGCTCCCACAAAGAAGGAAGCCGAATTGAAAGCGGCCCAGTGGAGCAACAAAAAGGACCGGCATAAAATATTAGACTTGACCGTCAAGGAAGCCATTGAGGGATATATCAACGCAAAAGAGGGAGTGCTCTCTCCGTCCACGATCCGAGGGTATCGGGTCCAGCTGCGGAATAATTATAAAAGTATCGAGAATTTCAAAATCAAAAAGCTCAATTCCGAAAAGTTGCAGCTGTTTATTTCGGAATTGTCCGGAACACTTACCCCAAAATCAGTAGCCAATATTTACGGGCTATTGTCCTCATCCTTGAACTTTTACGAACCGGACGCACATTTTCACGTTACGCTCCCCAAACGCTCTAAAAAACGAAAATCAGCCCCCTCTGACGGGGACATCAGAACTCTCTTCGAGTGGGCCCCGATGGAGCTGAAAAAGTGTATTGCAATCGGAGCCTTTACCGGAATGCGGCGTGGTGAAATATGTGCCCTGACTTTCGGGGATATTAAGGGAAACGTTGTCCACGTAACAAAGGATATCGTCCAGGCATCAGATAAAAGCTGGATTGTAAAGGGTTTTCCAAAAACGGATGATTCAATCCGTGATTGTTTTCTCCCGGATAAGGTGCTGGAACTAATCGGGCAAGGGAGAAAATCGGATCCGATTATCAAATATAAGAATCCTACCAGCATTACGAGAGTGTTCACTCGGGTCCGGGATAGGCTCGGCCTGGATATCTGTTTCCACGATCTTCGGCACTATTACGCTTCGATCGGAGCCGTTCTCGGAATCCCTGACACTTATCTGTCTGATTTTGGAGGGTGGCGGCGTGGCAGCTCTGTTATGAAAGAGGTTTATCAGAATAATATAACCTCTATGTCGGACTATTATGCTCGGAAAATGGCCGAACATTTTGACGATGTAATTTGACCATTTCGTGTTGCATTTCGTGTTGCATAGATTTTATGACGTGCCATAAACCCTTTATATTACGCTATAAAAAAATGCAACACAGATGCAACACGAGCCGCCACAAACGCAGTAAATATGCGGGATTAAATAGGTTTTTCACGTGGGTTCGATTCCCATCACCTGCTTCTTTATTTTGTCAGTAAAATCAAGGGTTTCAGGTACTTCAAAAACTCTCGTGTTGCATGGCGTGTTGCACGATTTTCCCACGTGACAATTTAAAATAGAAAAGAGGGAGAGCACCTTTTTACAGATGCCCTCCCTTTGAAGAAAAGAAAAAGAATTAAGGGGGTAATGAATGCTATGTCATGAGGGCGGCACGGGTGCGGATTCCACAGATACCATCAGCAACAAGCCCGTGGGAGCTCTGGAAGTCCTTCAGGGCGGTAATGGTCTTTTCCCCCGCTATGCCGTCAACTACTAATCTATACCCGAATCGGTTCAATTCGTATTGAAGCCAGCGCACGTTATTCCCACGGCTGTTGAATTTGACGTTGATAATGGGCTCACGATACGGATTGCCCGTCTTGGGTGCGGTGTCCACGATCTCGGACGGAATATCGTACTTTTCAAGCTCATAACTCCCAACTACATTGATAAGGGTAGTCACATAGGAGCTGGACGTTGCATAACCGTCTGATTTTAAGTATTCGGCGTACTGTCTGGGAGTGGTAGCCGTCTTAAGGTTAGCATATCTGGAAGAGCTTATAAAATCATAGTAGCCTTTTACTCCGTCCGACATATTGTTATATACACGGAAACTATCTCGGATAGTGGTTAACTGTCCTTGGGTGTACTCTTCCTTTGTATTCATGGATATAAATGCACCCTTCCAGCTTGATCCGCATTTCATACCGAAATAGTTATGGTATTTGGCAAGCCCTGACAGCCCCCAGCGTGATTCAATACACGCTTGAGCTATGGCGGTGGAAACGATCTTATATCCCCGTGATTTGCCCTCTTTCTGGATAAGAGGAGCTATGTCACTAATAAATGATGTAATTTCGGCTTTTGATGCCATAATCAGCCCTCTTCTTTTGCGGGTTCTCCCGCCTTTTCCGTCTGTTCCTTAAGTAGTTTCACAAGGGGAAGAAGGAAGGGAGGTATTTTGATACCTATATCTATCATGTTTTCTAAAATGGATATAAGCTCGTTGCAGATTATCCATACTGCAACAATACAAGCAATCAGGAAGTGAACAGGGGGCTTTATCCCGACCGTATCAGCGGCGTATCTTATGAGCGTATCCATGATAGCCCCTACGACCACCAACAGCCACAAACAGACCTTTTTAATTATCCCCCGTAGTCCGATATAGGAAGATACCTTTTCGCCCCTATATACGGACGCTATAAGCCCTGTAATGTAGTCTATGACATTACACAAAACCATTAACAGGACGGGGATATACAGTATCCCTAATATAGACGAAAGAAACGCCCCTACTGCTGTCAATCCTACCTTTATACTTGTTAGTTTATTATCCATGATTTTTCCTTTGTTTCCCCTTATTCCCACGCCTTACGGCTCACGACTCCCGTGATTTAATTAAAACCAAATTGCATACGTTGTGATTGTTGTTCCCGCCGTGAATGTTGTTCCTGACGGGGGGTATATTATCCAACTGTCACCACTTGTTAATGGTGTTATCCTGTTCTGCAATTCCCATGTTGTGTTGTTCATCGCAAACGGAGCAAAAGCCACTTGCCATATATTCTTCCCTCCCGGAACTGTCGGAGTGCAACCGAAATATCCGTTTGTTGAATTCCATGTGAACGTGACCTCTGTTTTAACTATTTCTCTGCTTTTCGGTATGTAACTTGTAGCCATTTACCTTTATAGGCACTTAAACAAACATGGTTATCATTCGCAAGGCGTATGAAGCATCAGAGGCATGTGATAGAATGGCAAGCGTATTATTTGACCGCCAATATATACGTGTTATGTTAGTATCTGACGGTGAAAGAACAAAGTCGGTATACTCTGTGTCACTTGCTGAATAAGTACGAGGAGCAGAAACCATATATCTATACCGTCCATCCGTTCCAAAAGACAGTTCTAACAAAGACCCTTGTAATATAGGTGAACTTAAGGTTATTTCTGTCTTTGTGGATGATGTACTACTTGCATACGTTCCCCACGCAAGAATAGTTTTATTCCTTGATAAAATCATGTTGTTTTGTATCTTACTGTTCGCCATATATTCTCGGCGTGTGGCTGATTAGTTCTAAAGAAGATAAACGTAAACCGCTATACTATGCGTATTCGATATGCTCCATTTATTATTTCCCGCATAAGTTATTGATACGGCGTTTTTTGTGTTTCCGTCATCAACTATCTTCGATACTGTATCAGTAGCGGAATTTACTGAATAAAGCGCATTAACATTTAAGTTCGGCGCACTTGGGTTTTGTCTTGCGACATATATAAAACCGTATCGGCGTGTTACTTCCACGCTCGCACCGCTTTGTATAACAATTTCATTTAAATACGGACTTTTTATCTTACTTTCAGCCACGGGGAATCACCCCCTTACACCTCTGACCTCCTTTCGGAAGTCTCGGAGAACAAGTTAGTGCCTGTCCTCCTTTCCTGTATAGTGAGGGATACCCCCCCCCCGAAATAACTGTTGTTATGCATCTGCTTCCTCCTCTTCCGCTGTTTCGTGGAAAATATACTCAACATAGTTTTCCACACACACAAGCTTTGAATCCACAATCTTTACTGTTGCCGTTTCAACATCAGGGGCGTTCCAAAGTACCTTACACTTGTCATGAAAGGCTACCTTTGCGCCCTGAAGGTCTGACCATTCGGAAACTACTGTAAAGCTCCCGTTTAGGCACTGAATCAGCGCATACTTTTCCATTTTTCAACCTCCTATCTTGAATGTGCTAAATATAGAGTGATATTAGTCGTTCCCGACATACTACCCGTAATTGATAACGACCCCGCTGAAGTGGTTACCGTCCACTCACCCGTCTGGGCGGCGGAATTGCTCAAATAGGAATTAACCACCACCATATCCGCTGTGATATTAGCGTTGTTTATAGTCCGTGGTAATTCCGTAACGCTTGACGCTGTGAGCACTAACACGGGTGTATCTGCGTTCATGTACTCTTTGATGATTGATGCGGGAGCTTTCAAGGTTACGGGGTTCTCTCCATCCGTCACCAAAGGAAAAGCGTCTCCGCCTGTTACTGCCAGAGCACTCGACAGCTCTGAAAACTTAATATTTGCCATGGTCTCCCTCCTTAATAGTCCATGATTAAATTATCACCGTCTTCCGTGATAAGAGTATCTCCGCTCTCTGTTGTGAAGTAAACAGTCCCGATCAGTAGCCGCATGACTGAAGCCATAGCACTTACTTCTTGGAGTGCCGCCATTGACTGCTGACACCAATATTTACTATTATTCGTTGCTTCACCCGTTCGGGTGTTGGTATCACCTACCGCCCAGCTCTCCGCAAGTGTAGCCATATTTTGAGCTAACGTTGCGAAAGTGCCAGCTCCGTTCTTTGAGCTTTCTGCCGCTGTCGCACTTGAAGCCGCCGCAGTAGCCGCTACCTCTGAACGTTCAGCGTTTGCCCGTGCCAAATCCAACAGGGCGGGGAGCTCTGTATCCGAAACATCCGCATTCATATCAAGCCCGCTCTTTTCTACTTCCATGAAAAACAGAGCCGTGCCTATGACCTGACTGTTATAAGTGAGTGACAGAGTACATTCCACTGTCCCCGGTACTATAACCATCTGCTGGACGGTGTTCACGGTGACCACGTTCCCCGATACGGAAGCATCATACTGAAATGCGTGCCTGTCGGGTTTCGTGCCCTCGATCGTGGCCGTGGTGCCGGTCGTGATACTTGCCGTCGTTGCGCCATCGTAAAGCTCGAACTGAAGTACACGCCCAATATCGTTCTGCGACACATGAACGACCGGAATGATCCCACCCGGCACCATATTGAGTTTTATCTTTTGCGCTTGGATTGCCATTTCAAACCCCTTTCATATTTAATATCTTTGTTAAATCAAGGCGGATCGTTCCAAAAATTAGCTTAACAAGCCCACCGCTAATCTCTTTACCCGTCAAGATAGAGTTATAAGAAACCCCGTCATGTATGATATTTACTACTTGCCCGATGCTCATATTTTGAGGGTTTATCATTGAATCATTTTGCGGAACCGTGAGCTCAATATAATTGTTATAATTGTTTTTTGCGAACTCTGATTCCGCCCACGATTGCATCTGATTCAAGATGGCAGCACTGTCTAAGGCTGATTCAATCTCGGCTATATACGCGGCTGTCATTTTATAACCTGATACTGCTTTACTTCCTTCATCTCGTCCGAAGGGGATATGATCGTGCTGAGAAACAGATATTTCCACAAACTGACTACCTCTCGTATAAGCGCCTTCAACTTCAATAATTACATTAAACATTGAATGGCCATAAAAATTGTACTGAGTATCATACTCATAACCCCAAACAATACTTTTATTATCGTCGCTAAAATGAGTAAATCTTGAACCCTCATCCGAGCACTCTTTCACAACAGAATTTGTTGTACTTTGAATGGATGGATATCCAGCATCGCACGTAAAATTGAAAAGGGTTCCATATCCGGGCTCTGAATTATCGTAAATTTTATTAAACGAATAACTCGGGAGCCCAACATATAAACGGTACATCGGCATTAAAACGTTACAAACATTTTGCAATTCTGCAAACTCTGCATTTGTCAACGTGCGGCTGTTTATAGCCAGGTCGGAAAGAGTATCAAGATACCCATCATACTTACTATCAACAATATTTTTTGCCATGCTATATTTATCAGTGATAAGAACTTTTGTATGTACGGGAGTAACCCTTGTCTTACCCGAAAGAGCGGAGCTTGTGCTGACGGTTCCGTCTGTATAAAGATAATAATATCTCTCTGTCATGGTATGCTTATCGTAGATAATGACTTTATTAACCTGCGTATTCTGCTCTTTTTTGATCGTAAATTGGGAATCGATCACATTCGGGAGATCCCCTTCAATGGTCCGTGTGGTATGACTTGGAACCCCGATCCGCACATAAAGAGCACGATATTGCATACTGATTTCGACCGATACGTATATCCCATAAGCCCCGTAAGCCTGATTGATAAGATCATGCAATATATTTACGGATACCACCTCATCGTCCGTATTAAAGCAATCAAGAGAACCGTATGTTGTTGATCTTGTGCTCACATCGGCAATAATTGAAATATTCTGGGCCGCATCCGAGTTATTAACAAAAGTGTTCGTAATAACGTTGCTTATATATGATTCTATCGACACGCCCTGAATGCCTACGGTCAAAAGAGGAATGTTAACATCAAACAGCGTAACGATGTCCGAAAAAGTGATTACATTAAAATCCTCGCCCTCTTCAAACGCTACAATGACACCGTTATAGTATTCGGCCAAATTACCCGTATTATCCCATCTGTCAATTAAAACAAACCACCCACGAGGATCACTTGAAGGTTTAAAATCTTTTGTAATCTTAAAGGTGTTTTTCGCCTGGCTGATTGCGTCAACCTTATAATCAAAAGCATTAAGGAGCGCATTAAATTTGAAATTTAAGTTATTATCAAAAATCTCAATCTCATATGGTCTCATAATTGATAAACGCCTTTAAATTCATGCGGCCGATTAACGGTGCCGGATCCGGTGGCTCTGGGGCCGGCGGTGCTGGAGTGATTGAAAAAGTAAACGTATTGGTTCCCTTTTGCAGGAAAGGAAATCGTTTCGTTCCAAAATTAGATTTGTTGTATAAAGAATACTCGCCCGGTATCATATAAATCTTATAAGGATTTGTATCTGTTCTTATAACGACCCCACGCCCCGCAGTCAAAGAAATATCTGATAAACTTCCATTTACAACCGTAGTGCCGTTTACTGTTTGCATCCATGAAATCCCAGTAACACCGCTCCAATATGTGATAAGCGATAATATGCACGGGCTCTCTATTGCCGAATCTGATACTATGGTCAATTCAGAGCCCTCAACATCAACCTCGATCTCCTGATACCATAGCGAGGTAGCCGTGAACTCGATCTTAACCTTAAGACTATCATCACCCTCGGATTTCTCAATCTTGGTAACAGCTCCGTCCTTCTTAAAAAGCCCGGTGGGTGTCCTATATAACAGAGTTAAGTTTTTATCCTGACAAAACTCAGCGAATGCGCTGAATTTCTGATAAGCGTATGGATTGAAAAACTGAACGATCCCGGATATCACCCCTTGGTTGAGGTTATCCGTCAAACGTTCGTATGAATTGCCGATCCGGACATATTCGGGGGAGTTCTCAAACCCCAGCCCCTCGGCCGTGGTTAAAAATCCCGTGTATCTATGAGAAATAGTGAGGGTGTATGCCTGTCCCTCACTATTTAATAAATCAAACGTTCTAATCATGATAACGCTGCTCCTAAGTATCTGTTGATTGAGCTCATGTTTACATCAGTCTCGGCCATTTCGGGGAAGTATCTGCTCATCAGATTAAGCATAGCATCCATCCGGGCAAGTATGGCCGCTGTCTCGTTTTGGTTATCATTGAACTCGTAAGCCGTGGCCACATTAAGCCGTCCCGCTGCCGTTAAGGTCTCGGCGGATAAATCTTTCATGGCATCCGTAACCACATCCGCATTTTTTTCGATTCCGAGGGCTATTCCTTCTGGAATATAACGCCCGACCTCATTTGCGAATACCTTCGAGGGTGATTCGATACCAAAAAACTTCTTAACGGCATCCAAGGCACCGGAGCACATGGTTAAGATGGCATTGACAAAAGCATCACCGAGGTCAACTATTCCCTTAATAATGCCGTTCACGATATCTGCACCCAAGCCGACCCAATCCACGCTAAGGAACTGCGTTACAAGGTCGGCACATATTTCAAGGACCGCCGAAACAAGTTCGGGATATGCCTGTGATAAGCCGCTCACGAGCTTGATTATCAAATCAAAGCCCGCCTGAATGATAGCCGGGTAATTCTCGGCGAGAGTCTGCACCATGTTCATTACGACCTCAATCGCTGAATGAGCGATTTCGGGAAGATTATCAATGATCCCGTTTACGAGGTTAAGCAACAAATCAGCCCCCGCATTGAGGATCGTCGGCGCATTGTCCATTAGAAACGTTCCCAACGAGGTTACGATCTGTCCTGCTGTGGATATCATCCCCGGAAGAGCGGACATTATTCCATTAGCAAGATTCGTTATGATCTCAACGCCCTTTTCTAACAGCCCCGGCAAAGCGGCGGTGATTCCGTCAAGAATCGGCTGCATAACCGTTGTTGCTGATTCGGTAGGGAACATCCCTTGAATAGCTGTCATTAACTCGGATCCGAGAGACATCCAATCGTAAGAGATAAGAGCCTGTCCGAATGCCATAGCACATTGAGCAGCCGCTTCTAATAATTTGGGAGCCGCTTCGATAATGGCAAAAACTAAAGTAGTTACAAGCTCCATCCCTTTGGACACGATCCCGCTCGCATTATCAGCCGCAAAATTCAAGCCAGCGATTGCCATATCAACGGCCCCGTTCAATGCGGGGATCAAGCCCTCGCTTATGACCTGGGGGAGCGACTGCAGTATATTCCCGACCATGGGGATCATATTATTCTGAAGGAAATTCCCAACAGTTTCCATCAGCGTTGACAAATAAGGGCTGATATCATTACCAAGGGCGAGATTGCCGATAAGATTCTCCCCCGCTGCTTTCATAGCTTCAAAGGATCCCGAAAAGGTCTCAGATGCTTCTTTCGCCGCAACGCCCGTCAAACCTAAGTCCGTTTGAATAACGTGGATTGCATCATAAACATCACCGAGATTATCGATATCATACTTAACACCGGACAATTTTTCGGCATCCTTAAGTAGTCGCTCCATCTCGGTTTTTGTTCCACCATACCCGAGTTTTAAGTTGTCCAACATGGTGTAGTTCTGTTTTGCGAAACCCTGATAAGCAGTCTGAACAGCATTTATATCCGTTCCCATTTTTGCGCTATTATCAGCCATATCAAGGATGGCAGTGTTCGCCGCTTCCATGGCTTTCATAGTATCGCCACTATATGCCTGCTTTAAGGCCGCACCGAATGAAACCGCCTGTTCTGCGTATGAGTTTGATGATATGCCAGCTTTAACAGCTTCATCGGAATACTTTTTTGCCGCATCTGCCGCCTCGCCGTAGATGGTCTCTAAACCACCGAACGACTGTTGAAGGGCTCCCCCTGCTTCGAGAGATTTCTTTACCATGCTCCCGATACCAGCGGCCGCCAGTACACCACCCATAGCCGACACCAAAGAGGACCCGAGAGAGGTGCCTGCTGCTTTACCGGCGGCGGCGGTCTCTCCACCTAACAAGCCGCTTATTTTTCCGCTAATCCCTTGGGCGGACGGTACTATCTGCACATATGCTTTTCCTAAATCAGCAGCCATTTGTTATCCTCTTCCATTCATTCAAAAACTCATCACCCGAGGTAAATTCCTTGGGTTTTTTGATATCCTTGTTGTGTTCGAGTAGTGCCTCGGTCATTGATTGAGGCATATTCCGCCCATACCGGGCATCTTTTGTTTTTGCGTACAAATTAAGGGCCGTGTTATCGGCTATTCGGGCAATAAGTAATGTTTTCATATCCACCTTAAGCCCTGCCGCTTTCAGTTTTATCCGGCTTTCATCACGGAGCCCCGCCGCAAGGGTGGCGATATACTCGACAGGATGCTCATAAATGTTGTAAATGTGATATGTTTCCGCAAAATCACAAATAAGGGCATCCTCATCAAGCCTTAAGAACTCGATGAGGATTGTGATTTTTTTGCCTTTTCCCCTGCGATCTGGGTGATCTCGATATATTCGGCAACTAATTTTACGGTATCAACAACGCCGTCATCGTCCTCAATGAATGACATCAACGCTGCTTCCCCATCCTCACCGAGCAAAAAAGGAACAGCAAAGGTCAATACCTCCGCCGCTTTGCTTTCGTCCTGATTTTTAATGGCCTCGTTCATTTTTGCGGCGGCCTTGATATATCTCCAATCATTAAGCCGCCGCTCGTTGATATTACACTCAAAACCGCTCTTGGTTTTAATCTTCATACATTAAGCCCCCGTCGTTCCGCCCGGTGTACGATATGTATACTCGTAGTGGGTTTTGCCTGCTGAATCAGCCGCACAAGCCAGGGTGATATCGTAGCCCACCGCCTCGGAATCCTTATAAGCGATCTCGCCCACTTCGGATATGGTGGCTGAAGGGATAACGATCCTACGAACGGCATTATTCCTCATAATCATATCGATAACGATAACGCTGTCATCCTGTGAATATCCGTTCACTCCAACGGCGATCCCTGTCCCGGTGGTTAAGTCACCGCTTACATTTGCATTGCCATATATGAACTTCAGAACATCCTTGTTCAGAGCTTCGATGAGCTTGAACTTAAATGTATCGTCCGTGCTGGATGAGGTTGTAAGTACGTTCTGGCCGCCCCATGCCTTTATGTTTTCACTCTCCATATTGCCGGTGTTGGTCACGCCATCATCCGAACAGAACCCAAGGCAAACATAATCGCCCGAAAGGGCTGATGTTGCATCGGTCGGAAGAGTGGCCGTAATGGGTGCACGATATACGGCCCCGGTGGTTTTCGGCTTGCCAGCTGTTACGTTTGTAACTGTGTTTCCGCTGCTCATTTCAATTTCCTCCGTAATAATAGATTTCAAAAAGTGTTTGATACCGATATTTTTTTGTGGTCGTATCGGTATAGTTGTATGTACTATTTATTTCAACGTTCGAAATATTCGGTAACGTTAGAAAATCAGTAAGCATTGCGTCGTTAAGCCTGTCGCATAAGGTCGCCGCCTGGTATAACGATGGTGCATAAGTCTGAACGGTAATGCGTGCGAAATCGATATATTCATCCCTTGTTCCGGAGATCTTTTCTATAACAAAAAAGGTTTCCGTCCCATTTCCGGGCCTTTCCATGTATGCAGGATATTCGAAATTGTCCTCTATGAAGTTTTTCACATCCAGCTCGATCATGATGAGAATACCGCCTTATAAATGCTGTTATTGTTCATATTGTCACGCCTTGCCTTGTAAGTCTCAGCTATCACGGAAGCATTTACCCTTGTTTTTCCTGAATGGGTTGTAACCGCATATCCATCCCCAAGCTGTGACACCGCTCTATCGGCGTGTTCTTTGCATATAGCCATCATTTCGGGGCTTTTCATCAATTCCCGCACGCCCGCCTGATTCAATTCAAACTTAACTCCGCTCATATGCCCGTCTGTCCTATGATCTGATCGTATCGCTCAACTCGCACGTTCTGCCCCCACCTTAAGGGGATATTTGCCTGTTCGCCTGTTATGGGATAACCAAATGACTTATAAGGCTGTCCCCATATGATGATTTCAGCATCAACCCAATCATGAATATCGCCTTTCGGGATTCCGAGCATATACTCTATCTTTTTCCCGTAAAGGTCCGTGGATGTCGCCACATCATCCGTTGAGGGCTGTCCCACGAGCACATCCGGCACGTCCTCCCATATCTTGGAATAAATAGGGGCTCCGAACGGGTCCGTTCCGACCTGAGTTTTAACGGCAAGTTTTACCGTTGTTCCTTTCATCAGAAACACCCCCCTGTCATGCCCTGAACGGGGGAATAGGAGCCGATCTTGTTACCATATCCAAGCATCTGTTTTTCAAGTTTGCTCAAATATAACTCCCCGGCACTACCACCACCGCCCATTGTCCAGCTCTGGGAATAACTTAAACCGCTCATAGAACCCTGAGTCGCTCCCATAGGGATATCGCTCGGAGTGCCATCACCGAGGGCACGGATAACCATACGACACGAAACTGTCAATTTTGCGTCCGCACTTGCATCCTTGTTGAAGCCGTCAATAATAACAGCCGCATCATCAAGCAGTACGGACCCGACATTCTCCTCAGCCTCCGACAGCTCCCTCAATATTCTCGATTTCACATCCTCAATGGTTGCGTAAGCCATATCAAGCCTTCTTTCGTGCGGTCTTTGTTACCTTGGCAACGGTCTTTTTAACCTTGCTCACCGGGCTTTCTTTGGGTTCTTCCTTCGGTGCCACGGCTGCCTTTTTTGGAACGCTGCTCTTTGCCTCCAAATGCCCCAGGGCCTTGTACTCATCAAGACGATCATCCTCAATAAGCATTTCCGTCCCTGTGAGCTTGTTTATCATTTTTATCATTGAACTCTCCTCACTCGTACCGAGTAGTTTTCGCAATATGCCCGCACCTGACACGCAAATCAGCGATAAGCCGATATCGGACGGACGCTTTCAAGCAAAACGATAAATCCTCACTCAAAAACCGATTATCTTCGTAGCTGTGAAACTCAAACCACGGATATTCGATATTTTTGAACACTTCCGTTTTGATAAGCGCACATCCGAACCCGCTCCCCTTGACAGGGATCCTCGCCGCCTCTTCCCGGTTGATTTCCTCAAAAGTGAACCGATTGACAAAATCAAACGAATCATCCTTGAAAAGCTCGGTTTCTCCGAGTGTACTTTTACGGGGATAAACTCCAAAACACACATTGACGGGAGCGTCAAGCATCTTAACCAGGGCATCCGGCGGGAGGATGATATCGCTGTCCACCATCAGGACATAATCAAAACCCCCCGAGAGTGCTTTTTTTGCGATCTCGTTCCTTGCCTTTGCGCAGTCATAGCCACGCACAAAATCAAACGTTAAGTCGTTACCCTGCAATTCATAAATCGACTTAAAGCACTCCGGGGAAATGGTTTCAAATGTGGGTACTGCTATCAGTACGCTCATCAGCCGGTCTGTCCACCAGCTGTTGCGGTGAGCCTGTTGAAGCAAGCAGTATCAGCTCTGAAGCCAAGTTCGATCTCTGCCCTTACTGCAAACATATTCTGCTGGAACAGATTGATTGAGGTATTCTCGTCAACAACGAGTGTTGCATCTGCGGAATAATCGATCTTAACACCTTCAACGGTTCCATAAAGGGCCTGCGTCCAGTCACCAACAACGCCAACGGTTGCAGGGGAACCAGTCTTGTATGCGCCCTTGCTGATCTTGGTAGGAGCACCGAGAACCATAGGTATGGCACCCTCTGCCACGCTGTTGATAAACAGGGGCCTCTTGTTGTCATCAGTAGCGGCAAGGAGAACGCCCTTTCCATAAGGAGAAAGAACGACGCCGTTAAGATTTCCGCCATGAATGCTGATATCGGTATCAGCTGCAACAAGTCCGCCATATGCGTTTGTCTGAATGCTCTGAGCGGTTACGGATGCGAATGTGTCGAAATTGGATCCGGGTGCGCTTCCGGTTAAAACAGTGGCATCGAACTGCTCGCCGAGTGCTCTCGGAAGCCTTTCCACGATTGCATCATACAGAGCTGCAACATCACGCCTGAACTCGTTAGAGAAAGGCACGATAACAGCGAGCTTATAAGCCTGCATAACCTTTGTAGCTACCCCGGGATTGCTTACGGGCTTTGCGGCGGTCTCGCCTACCCATGAAGCGGTGGGGTCGGATGTGATTACGTTGATGGCTGCTCCCCTTCCGGGAAGGTCAACCCTACGTGCTAAACTCATTACAGCAGATGCCTCCTGAGTTTTCTGAAGAATTTCCCGTACTACATCAACGGGAAGGTCGATATTAGTTCTGTTTGTAGCTGTTCCTGAACTCATTTTAATTTCCTCCTGTAATTTTTGCAGGTTAGCGAACGGCCTCCAAACGGCCGCCCGGTGTTACCCTTAAAATACTTTGTTACTCCACTCGGCGAACTGTTGCCGGGTCGTAACTTTTCCTACGTCATTAACTTCGCCCGCATCTTTGACAGCGGGATAAGGGGCAGGCTTTGCATAATCGGCGATTGCCGCCGCCTGAGCCTTGCACTCCTCTTCAGTTGTCCCCGTCAACAGATGGGCGGGTATTCCTGTCTCTTTTGCCACGTTCTCCCGAATAGACCGAACTGTTTCAGCCTGTTTCATGCTGTTCAATTCCTTTTCGAGTGCGGCTGCACGTTCTGTCGCTTTCTGAAGTTCCGACTTGTTGGCCTCTTCCACCTCGTCAAACTTGGCGGCCTTGGCTTTCAGATCATCATAATCGGCATATTTGACTTTTTCCTCGGCTAATCTCTTTCCGACTATGGCATTAACTTCATCCTGTGAGAATGTGCGGGTCTGGCTTTCGCCATTAGTGTCCTGAGTGGGTACAGTAGCGTTTTCGCTCATATTGGTCCTCCTATTGAGTAAAAATCCTCATTTAAGGCATGAGTTGCCGTGTTTTATGTATTAAAAAAGCACCTGTTATGGTGCTTAATTAACCTTTATCTCTTCCGCCTTGGAGCTGTTAAGCTCTTTTCTCTTGGCATAGGCGGAGCGTTTCTGCTCGTTTATCCGTTCTTTGTTCTCGGCGTATGCTTCCCGCCGCATGGCATTAATTTTATCCTGAGAACTCTTTCCTTCGGCGGTATCATACATTTTCAAGTATTTATCCGGATCATATCCGCCTATATTTGTATTTGAATTATGCCTTATGGCAAAATTACAATCACAGTTAGCGTGGATATGCTCGGCGTGTCCGCCCTTTAAGATGGCACTTGATGCCGATTGCCACCCTCTGGACGCTAACGTGATACAAAACATACAAGTATCACCACTTGGGATCCACGCCCATTCCGCCCCATCACGTTTAGCATTTTGAAGCATCGTATCAGCTCCGGGCATTTTAACAAGTCGTTCCACCGCTCCGGCGATTATCTCGATGTTGCCGATTTTAACCGTGCCATTGATAGATTTTGCTACATCACCATACTCGGGAAGGGCAGCGGGAACAGCTGAAGGAACAGTCGCACCCTCGGCGAGTGAAATCGCATCATACATTTCACAGGCCAACGCTGCGGATGCTTCCCCGTATTTCATAACGAGCGCATTTGAATACTCGATAAGCCTTTTTGATGCTTCGACCGTTTCGGGGATTCCGTTCTTTGCCAAATAAGCCTTTACTTTCGCAGCAGCCGTTTTATCTATGCGGGAAAGCCTGGTTATATAATCATTCCATATTGTCCGTGGTATTTGCTTCATTCGGTACTTCTTCCAATTCCTGCAGCGTTACCATTCCACGCACTCGGCTCTCTTCGGCTTTTTCTTTACGGATACTTGCCTTATCGAAACCGATCATTTCGAGGAAGGTATCCGTTGCGGCGAACTCAGGGCGAACCGTGGCGATCTTAATGGCTGCGTCCGTGGTGGCTGCCACACTTGGCATTGCCGGATTTTTGAAATGAGCGATAACATCCCGCTGTATATCGTTCAAATCTTCAAGGGGTATTTGCGCCTTAATAGCCTGAGCCATAAGAGCGATATTCCTGAGAGCGTCACCATTTCCAACATTAAGCTGTTCAGCCATAGCAACAAGCGTCTGAGACTGAGCGAGCACTGCATCCGCACTCGTGGGATTCGCTTCACTAACGACACCCGTATCTGTGACAGTTAAGCCCGTAGCGGCTGAAAACTGCGTCGCAAGAATCCGAATCATTTCAACGTGCGGCGAAATGTTCCCTTGCATCAGCTGCCCGAACTGAGGATTTTGTCCTGTCTCCGGATTACTTGTAGCCGCTATGATGGACCCGACATACTGCCTGAACTTCTGATCGATAACCATCTCGAACTGTTCATCTGTAATTCCGAGCAGATACTTCTGAGGGGAAGTAGAGAACTCCAGCCCGATCGTGGCGTTTGCTATGGTCCTCACATATCCCTGGATAAGTCTCCGAACCGGCTCCTTTATCCTTGACCGTCCGAATGGCTTATTGCTTGTAGCATTCCAGATTAACGGCTCCATTAACGGCCGTCCCATGGAATGAGGGAACGCCTGGGCGATCCACATATTATTTATGCAGTGGAGAACCCACACATATTCATCCGTATAGTAATTTATCATTGACGGATGCCATGTATTAGCGTCCTTTTCATCAACAACGCTATCTATGATGGCAAATCCGCAATCGATACGGCCTTTTTCACCGCTCCAGAGAGCCGCCGCCGTCTGGGGTGAATGAAAGCGTATCTTGACACCGATAGCGGGATCACTTGAAAGGGTTGCAAATGTGCAGCCATACTTTAACTCGTCACGACAAGCCTTCATATACTCGGCGATAAGGTTATTATCGATGGCGATCTTGTCGAGGTCTTCCACATCCTCGCCATTCGTGCCGACAAATCCGTCGAACATTGAGCGAGCCGCCAGAACATCGACACACTTTGC